GGATGGCTTCGCCGAAGTTAAACAGGATTGGGCTGGTCAGGCTGGCATGGGTCTTGAAAAGTTTGGTATCATCAAGAATCGGTTCCAAGTCTACAAAGACCCGCTGGCTCCTGCCAACAGAATGTTGCTTGGTCACAAGGGAGCGTCCATGTTCGAAACTGGTTATGTATATGCACCATATGTGCCCCTGTATGTAACCCCTGTTTTCATGGACCCAAATGACCTTCAGCCCAGACGTTCTGTTATGAGTCGTTATGCTCGTAAACCGATAATCACTGACCTGTATGCCACAGTGTCATTGACCTAAGAACACGCCGAGTACCCCAAGTAAATGTAAGGTGGATTGCAATAGAGTCAGGGGTACGCTCTACCGAGTCCACCAGATAAGGAGGTATCATGGGTAGGTTTTATAGAGACCAGATAATCACGAAAAGTATCATGGTTGGCGATAGGGTGACCAACATCGAAGTCATTGACAAAGATGGTAATGTCAAAATCAGTGAAGACACTCCTGTTAATGCAGTAGCGGCAAAGTTTGAGATTCCTGCGGCAGTCATTGCTTTGCTGGCAAATGACGACATCATTGCTGTTGATGGTGTTGCATTCACAAAAGCTAGTTCTGCGGAAACTGGAAACAACTGGACGAATGCCGCTAGTCTTGCAACCAAGATAAATGCCCTTACGAATTGGGATGCAGTTGAGTCTGGTGGTAAAGTTACGGTCACTGCCGCTGTTAAAGGGAAAGCACAGAATGGCAAGGCTATAACAGTATCAATGGTAGATGCTACGACTGCTAGTGGTGGAGAGAATGCAAAGTCTACCGCAACAATTGCCGCCGAAAGTTTGGCTCAGGTATCTGTTGGGGATGTCATCGAGTTTGCTGACACAGAGTTGGTCAAAGCCGCAGTCACTGATGCAGAAAAAGGCGAATTTGCAGATGCCACTGGCTTGGCTACCTGCTTAGGTGCAATAGATGGCTGGGATGCGGCTGTGAGTGATAACGATGTCGTAATTACTGCCGCCGAAAATGGTGACAACGATGGTGAAATTGTCACGATTACCTTGTATAGAGTAACAGCTTCAGGTGAAGATGGTACTCTTGCTAACAAAGGCGATGTTCGTTTTGACAGTGGCTATATATATGTAGCGATTGCCGACAATACGATTAGCGATGCAAACTGGAAGAAAGCCGCACTATCATAAGACCAGTAGAGTGAACAGAACAGATTGAGGAGGAAATAAAAGATGGCAAGAAAACGTTATGTAAACAAGTCAGATTTACTGCAAGTGCTGTATGATGAGCGGGGCACGAAAAGGGAAATCGTCCCGAACGGTACGATTATTCTGGACGAGAAAACGGCAATGCGTTTTCCGTTTTTGCAATCTGTGCCTGATGGAAAGAAGGCTAAAGAAAGCTAAGAGAGGAGTGTAGACAATGGCTGATAGTCCAGAACTCATAGCAAGAACAGCACTAGAACAATTGTTGAAGGCTCAGCTTGGAACGCAGGGAGTAAGCATGTCTTCTGCTGTACTGCAATCAGCTATTGATACCGCCCTTGACGATTTGTCCCGCCTCATACCGCTTGTGTCTTATGCTGAAGTGAATCTGATACCGAATCAAGCAGAGTATGCAGTACCAGTCACTACGTACAGTGTACTGGATGTAGTGTTCCCAAGCTATGCTCTACCAGAAGGTTTGGATAGTCTGGAAGGAGATAGTGCTATAGACCAAGTGGAGTATTCGTTTCATAGCCACTCGATGGCAGTAATTGATGCACAGAAGTGGGAGCAGTTCGAGAATTTGTATGGCTATGACTGGGAATACGATATAGATAGGAATACGATTATTGTAGTACCTGCGCCCAAGATGGCTGGTAAGATGCTGGTGAAATTGTCAGGTGTGCGTACCCTGAGTGGACTGCCACTGAAACTGAGGACTGTAGCACAGGAATTGGCTTTGGCAGAAAGCTTGAGAGTATTCGCTACTACGATAGGCAGTGGAATAACGTCAATACCGATTGGGATAGGGAGTGTGTCGTTTAATGCTCAAATGTTACAGGCAGAGTCAGATGTTCTGCGGAGTAAGGCTCTAGCTAAGGTAGGCACTCAGGGAGGAGCTGTGATTATAGGATGAGTAAGGATACAGAGTTCATGTTCGACAAGCCATTACCGAAGGGAATGCACCTCCCTGACCCTGAGCTGGAACCCGAAGAGGGGATGCAGGTAAACATAAGCCCAATGACACTTACGCACAGTGATGTGAACTACAGTGCGTTGATAAGGCAAGCGTTAGGAAGTATCCAGTCAGTAGACATAGCAGTTAAAGCAATGTCCATTGATGAAGCTGATGATTTCTTGCCTGTTGTGAGAATAGAGTTGGTAGTGTTCCCGAAGGAGTAAAGTGCTATGATTAGTCAGACCCAGAAAAATGCAATAGACCTTGTAATATCGCTGAACCCAACCAGTATTAGCATAGTTCGTACAGAACTTGTCGAAAAGGACGGTGCTCGTGAGGAAAAGGTCAGCGAGGTTAAGGAACAGACCATCCTGCTGTACCCAAAGTCGGCAAGAATGTCGTCTATTGGTAAAGGAAACACGGATGTTTCAGGTATGGCTGATGAGTCTGATTGGGGTGCACTTGCTCCAAGTACTGCCGATGTATGTTGGGGTGCTTTTGTAACTGATGAGTTCACTGTAGTGAATATAGGAACGTTTGAAATTGTCAGTGGCAGACCGATTATGATTGCGACTGACCTGAACGGGTATCAGTTGAACCTGAAGTTGGTGAAGTAGTATGGCGAACAACGTTAGAATTGCAGTTACAGGAATGGATGAAGTAATGCGTGAGCTAAACAGATGGGGTTTAGCTCATCCAAGCAGGATTGCAGAAGCATGCAGAACAAGAGTTGTTCCAATGTTAGTCAATTATGCCAAGGAAAATAGACCGTGGACAGATAGAACGGGGAATGCACGGAGAGGGTTGCATGGAAAGGTTATAGAGTCTCGTTCAGACATAAGTGTGCAATTGCACCACGGTGTACCGTATGGGATATTTCTGGAACTATGCCACTCAGGAAAGTATGCAATCTTAGTACCAACCCTTGAGGCAAATAAGACAGAGATAGCAAGAATCCTGCGGAGCGTCTAAGGAGGAGCACAGATGAGGAATGCGATAAGGAATAAGTTAATTGATGGCTTGCCCGAAGTAGGCGAGAGAGTCTACCAGCCAAGTATGGCAGGACCTGCTACGCAAAAGCCTTATGCAGTGGTTAAGCGTGGAGGGGATGTTCCGACTAAGATGACGCATGGGTTCGAAATACCGTTCCAGATATGGCTGTATAGTGATGTAACCAGCCATACAGTTCTGGATGCCTTGCAGGGTAAAGTCATAAAGTTGCTGATGAGGAAAGACTTGACCACAGCAAATGGACAGGTGTTTTCGCTGGAATACGAGGGTGGTTCTGAAGACTTCTATGATGATGAGCTAAAAGCTCTGACTCGCAGGGTAGACTTCAGGACAGTCCGTGCGTATTGAGGAGGTTAGCTATGATAGCAAAAGAATCGAGAGTCTTCGTCTATGACGGCAAAGAGTACCGTATTGCAAAAGACCAGCCTGTAGGAGACTTCCCGAAAGAGGTACTCGACAAGATGGTGCAGTTTAAGCTTGTAGAGGACGACAGGGTTACTGAACCTGCTCCTGTTGAGCCTGAAATAGCTATGCCGGAAGCACCTGATGAAGTAGTTGATGAAGCAGGTTCTACAGAGGACAGCACGGAACCACCTGCTGTTCAATCTAGCAGAAGGAGGAAAAGATAATGGCAAGACAAATCAAGAAGGGCTACCTGCGTGGTTGTCGTGGTCTTCTGCTGACCGAGCTGAACGCAGATGGTAGTGCAAAGGATGGTGGCATAGTACGTTGGGTGGACACCGCACAAGAAGCTTCGATTGAGGTGGAAATTGTTGAAGGTGAAACCAGCGAACTGCGTGGTGGAGACAGACTGCTGGTACAGGTTCAGGAGAATGACGTTGTGATAGGTGCAAATGTGGACTTCACTGATGCACGTACCGACTTAGTTCTGCTGAAGCTTATTGCTGGTGGCACGTTCATTACGGAAGGTAGCGGTAGCACAGAAGAAATCATTGGCTGGGAAGCTCCTAAGATTGAGGACCAGTCAGAGAAGATTCCGTTCAAAGCTGAACTGTATGTGCAGTCGTTCAATTCGCAGGGTGGTCGGGAAGCGTACCTCAAGTATGAGTTTCCGTACTGTATAGCAACGATTGGTTCTATCAGCCATAGTGACCAAGACTGGGGAACTCCTGAGTTTTCGCTGAAAGCCAGAGAGAATCCCTCGACCGAGGAAACTGCGTACAAAAAGTCTTTCGTTTCGACATTGCCTGCAATTGAGTACACTGTTGAAATTGCCTCTGTAGTGGGTGGAACTGCTGTTGTAACCACAGTCCCCGAGGATAAAGCCGCTGAAGGTGCAACTGTAACTGTATCCATTGCAACCATTGAAGCCAACAAACAGTTCAAGTCCATTGAAGTTGCTGATGTGGATGGTGTAGCCGTAAGTACGACCACGGTATTAGCAGGAGAAAGCTACAGCTTTGTAATGCCCGGGAATGACGTAGTAGTAACTGTGACACTGGAAGAACAGGAATAACTGTGAGAATAATAGAATAGTACAGTACAGTAAGGGGTGATTAGCGTGGGTAGAGACATCGTGTGTAACGAGTGCTCCGCTATGTTTAAGTTGGATTCTGTTAAGGTAGAAACAGAAGCCTTGACAGAGAATAGAGTCGGCCTTTTCTTTGACTGCCCTGTATGCGGAGCTAAGTATCCGTTTGCAGGGCTGACAAAGAGGGGTAAAGAAATAGTAGACCTGTTAGGTGACCTGCGTAAGCAGATTGGCTTAGTGAAGAAACCAGCCTTTAAGAAAAATCTGATGAATCGCCAAAGAACGCTTCTGAAGGAGTATGAGTCAGAAGTAACAGGACCGTACAAAGAGGAGGAGGTACTAATATGATGGATGACTTAGAAAAAAGAGTCAACGTTATTACGATAGATGAGATTCGTAAGAGGTCGGAAGGTATTGTCATTGAGATACCTGATTGGGTCCCGAACCAGACCATTGCAGTCAGGGTCAAAGCAGTGGATATGACCCCACATATGCTCAAGATAGAGAAACTTCCGAATGTCTTGAAAGCATCTGCTACTGAGGTTTTCAGCGGAAAGCTTCAAGTCCCTGCCAAGGACGGGGTAGAGATGGAGGACATAGAAGGAATGCTCCCAATTATAGACGGGATTGCAGAAGCTGTAATGGTTGAGCCTACGTTCGAACAGATACAGGCAGTGTATCCCTTGACGCTTGCACAGAAGATGGCTCTGTTCAAGTTCGCTATGGGAGGGCTTGATGAGTTAGATTCCTTTCGTCCGAAATTCGGATAGGATGATTGAGCTGATTGCTGTGGCTCGAACATTCCATGTTCGTCCCAGCAGTATGATTGCAGGGCTGTCTACATATGAAGCCTATTGTTTTGACGTTGCTTGTACGATATATGTTGTTGAACTGGAAAAAGACAATAAGCCCTATGCAAATTCGGAAGATGCGACTAAGTGGCTTTAATGGATACAGGGAGGAGTGGCACACTTGTTAAGTAATCTGGGTACAGTCTATGCCGAATTGCGGTTACAGCTGGACAGTTTCAGGAGAGACATATCTGAAGCGAACCAGCAGTTTGCAAATTTGAGGCAGGGGATACAGAACTCACCGCTCACTGAAATGGGGAGAACGCTGACCTCCATTGGCTCGTCCATGACCAAGTATGTGACTCTCCCTGTTGTCGCTCTTGGAACCGCCGCAGTGTACACAGGCGCACAGTTTGACCAAGCAATGTCTGTGGTTAAGGCTGTAAGTAGTGCGACTGGAGATGAGTTTCAGAAGCTACGAGACCAAGCTATTGAATTGGGTGGTACAACTGTTTTCTCCGCTAAAGATGCGGCAGATGGTATGGGTATACTTGCACAGGCTGGCTTTCAAGTTAATGAAGTAATGGAAGCTATGCCTGCTCTGTTGGACTTAGCCTCTGCTGGTCAACTCGACCTGAGCCAAGCAGGGCTTGTTCTTGCAACAACGATGAATACGTTTGGTGAGTCAGCAGACCAGACCGCTCGTTATGCTGACATTTTTGCACAGGCGGCGGCTTCCACCAGTACTGACGTTAAACAGTTAGCAGAAGCTATGTCCTATGGTGCGCCCAGTGCGGCGGCGATGGGCTATTCGCTAGAAGACACAGCGGCAATAATGGCACTGTTCTCAAATGCTGGTATACAGTCCTCAAGGGCAGGTACTACGTTTGAAGCAATGATGCGTGACTTAGCTAAGACTGCAATGAATGCAGGTGGGGCTTTGCGCTATACGTCTTTGGGTGGTAAAGAAGTTGCAATAGCATGGTATGATGCACAAGGGAACACCAGAAGGTTTGTTGACATACTGGCAGACCTTGAAAAGTCTCTGCAAGGGGCTTCACGACAAGAGCGAGAGTATGCGCTTAAACAGCTTACCCGTACACAGGGTATGCGTGGTTTGAACATTTTGCTCAAGCAGGGTTCTGCTGAGCTGAATGCGATGACAGAAAGTATGTACAATTCTGGTGGTGCAGGTAAGTCAATGGCAGAAACCCTGCGGGATAACTTGAGTGGAGCTTTGGAAGAAATGAAGTCAGCAATAGAAACTGCTATGATAAAGATTTCTGATATATTGACACCAATAGTTAAGAAAATAACGTTTGCGCTGACCAGCATGATAAATGCATTTTCTGCACTACCAAGCGGTGTACATAAGTTTTTGTTAGTGCTTGCAGGATTAGCCGCAGTGGTTGGACCTCTGTTACTGTTATTTGGTGCGTTTCTGACGGCACTGCCTTTGATGGAGGCTGGGTTTGCAATACTAGCAACAGCAGTAGGGGCAATAAGCTGGCCCGTTGTTGGGGTTGTTGCCGCTATTGTTGGGCTGATTGCAGTGTTTACGCTTCTGTACACGAAGAATGAGACCTTCAGAAGGAGCGTACAAGAGGTATGGAATGCGTGCAGAAGTGTAGTCGTAACCACAGTGAATGTGGTTAAGACTATAGTCCTTAGTGTATGGGGTGCTATAAGTTTGGCTTGGAAAACACACGGCGATAAGATAAAGAAGATAACGAACGAAGTCTTTACGATTGTTAAGACTGTGCTGATTACGGCATTGAAGGTTATTGAAGGGGTGGTTATGACACTAGGTGGTCTTCTGACAGGGAATACCGAAATGATGGCAAAAGGGGTTAAGCAAATATGGACCAGTCTCTGGACGGGTCTTGGTACGATTGTGCAGAGTGCAGGACGCTTGCTGATTACTATTGTTGTAAGCTTGATTGATAGCATAGTAGGCGTGTTCATGGCGTTTGTACGCAATGCCCCACAGATAGGCAAGAACATTGTTACTGGGATAGCGAATGGAATAGCCAGTGCAGGTTCATGGCTGATAGGTAAAGTAGTTGAGTTAGCCAACGGTATCAAGACCGCCTTCGCCCGGGTACTTGGAATAAGGTCTCCGTCCACAGTTATGGAGGGTTATGGTGAGGATATTGGCGAAGGGCTTGCTAATGGTATTGAAAATAGCAAGGGTGCTTCTCTTGATGCTATGCAAGAGACCGCTGATGCCCTACGCAATAAGATGGAAGATAATGTAGACAAGATTAACCGTATAGGGGATGCACTGACCACTGCACTCAAGAAGCAGTATGATGACTTAGAGCAGGCACAGCTGGATTCCATAGATGAGAGAATAAGAAATGAGCAAACAGCCTCTGACAAGGTTATTGCTATTTATGATAAAGAATACATGGAGCGGCTCAAGCTGATAGATGAGGATGCGTACAACCGCACCAAGTCTTTGCAAGCCCAGATTGATGCAATAGACGAGCTGACTGAAGCGGAAGAAAGAGACTTAGAGGTTCAGGAGCATTTGGAAAGAGTTCAAGCACTGCGTGATAAGATTAGCCGTGCAGACTCTGCTGAAGATGCAATGCGGTATCAGCAGGACTTGACAGAGGAGAATGAACGGTTTAACAGACAGCAATTGCTTCAGTCACGCAGGGACGAGCAAAAAAAATTACGAACCCAGATAGAAGACCTGCGTGAGGCTACGGAAGAAAAGAAAGAGTTGCTCAAGAACGAGTATGATGATAAGAAGAAAACCGAAGAGGAACGGGCCAAGTTAGTCATTGAAGGCATGACTGATGAGAAAGAGGGCATTAGGAAACTCTTTGATGCCATGACTACTGATGAAGCTCTGTTTGCTGAAGCTAGGAAGCTACTGATGGAGGGGAATCAGGAAGAGATACTGGCACTACTGCAAAAGTATAATCCGAACTGGCAGAATGCTGGGCAGACAATGGCTGATAGTTTGACTAATGGGTTGAACTCGGAACGGCAGGCTATGCAGGATGCAATCAGAGATGCGATTGACTGCTCTCAGATAGTGGATGACCAGATAGTCGAGCTTGACCGCCTTGAAGAACGGATTAAAGCCATGCAGAAAGTGTCCTCTGGTGGTGGAGCTGGGGGTGGGCTGGGCGAAGTAGAAGACATTATGGACGAAGGTTTTTGGGACACTGTCATGGAAAAGCTTGATGGGAAGAATGAGAAGAAAGTTCCAAAGGCAAAGACTAAAAAAGCAGGTCAAGTCAATACTGGCTTCAGTCTTGCAGGATTGACCCCGAACATTGATGCATTGTCAACAATGCTAGAAGGACCAAGTAAGCAGTTTGCAGACTTTGCAAAGACTGCCAGAACAAGCATTGACAATATAGCAATGTGGCTCTCTGGTTTGCCTGCAAGACTAAGTACAGCACTGGGGACACTGAAGACCACGGTTGGTACTGCCTTTAGTACGATAGGAACTACGCTTAGGAACCTGCCTACTCAAGTTGGTCCGTCTGTGACTGCGTTTTTTAGTGACCTGCCGTACAACATTGGTTTTGCACTGGGACAAGTAATAACGAATGTAGGCACATGGGCAGGTGAACTCAAGACAAACATGCTGACTGCGGCAACCGAGTCACTGGACAGTGTGTGTACGACCCTTTCGAACTTGCCGGGTGCAGTTCAGACCTTCCTCAGTGAGACAATGCAGAATGTTGTTACATGGGCTGGAGAGCTTGTGTCAACGATGGGTACTACGGCAAGTGACACTGTAGAATCAGCCATGACATTTTTTGCAACCTTGCCCGGGCGTATAAAGACAACGCTAACGACTGCAATAGCAACGATTAAGTCACATGCAACCGCTTTTGCAGTGGCGGCATACTATGTAGCGTACAATGCAGTAACAGGGTTTATGAATTTTATGACCACCCTGCCTTCTAAGATATTAGGTGTTTTAAGAACTGCAATACAGACTATGATTGATATTGGTAGTGAGTTCTGGAGTAAGGGCTATGATATTGCCTCTGAAATCTGGGAGGGTTTCAAAGCAGGATTGGGGATAAACTCACCTTCGTACATCAGCAAAGCTATGGATGACATCCTGACTCATACGACTGCAAGGGTGAAAGACATGAGAGGTCAGCTTGGTACACTGGCTAATATGTCTGTTCGTCCAAGTATTGCCTTAGCCGGGGCTAATGGTATAGGAGCGATTACTCAGCGGCAGACCACAATAGTGGAGCACGTACATTCAGGTTCAGTAATTGTGCAGGGTGCTACTGATAAGGAACAGTTCTCCAGCACTGTTGACATAGTGAAAGATACGCTTCGCAGGGAGGTTAGAACGAAATGAGTGTACCAGTAACAGGGTTGTATCTGAACACAAATCCGTTTACGTTGCTTACGAGGTATGTGAACATCACACCAAAGAAAGATGTCATTAAAGTAGAGAACCGCACACTGGATGGGCAGTTCCATGTACAGACCATCGGTACAGGGGCAGACCTGCTGGCAGTTACGCTTCATGCAGAGAATGAAACAGCTCGGGCACTAGTAGACTCAGCAAGTGCCTCTGCTACATATTTGAAGATAGTCATTGGGAGTACGTACTGGATAGGGATAATCAGAGGGAATCTTGAATGGGAAAAGATAGCAGGTACATTCAAGACTACGTTTGACTTTTTAGTGCAGTCAACTGGAGCGGTAGTATAGCAAGGCGGTGAACCAATGCGGCATGTTCCAATAGCCTTACAGAATAAATTAGATAAAATGTTTCAGACGATTGCTGAGAATGCGAACCCAAGTATGCTGGTCTCGGTGGCT